AAACCGATTGGACTATTGAAATAATCAATTAATTTCTCTCTTATCATTTTATCCTTGTTATCTAAATTTAATAAACTGTATTTTCTTTTTAGTGCTTTCATAATATTACCTTCTTTTATTTTTTTTGTTCATATCATCTATTAATTCTTTTCTAATATTTTCTATGCTGTAGTCTGAATTGCTTTCTCCATCAATATAAATATTATATACTTCGCTTATTTCAATAAATCTCCCATTCTGTAGTGTTACAATGTCCATTTTAATAATACTTTTCTGTTTTATTGCATCATCAAAAGTAATACCATTATTTTCTTTTCTTTTAATTTCTTCGTAAGTCCATCTTAATGGCTCACCTTTTGCATTTTCCCCCAATTTAAAATCAGTAATTATTGTATTTTCTGAATTTCGAATTATTTCAAACACACTTTTAAAATGATTATATATCATGTTTTCATTTTTTCCTTTTACCGTTGAAAATGAGTCGTAATCACTGTAATAAATATTTCGTTTTATTTTAGCACTACCTACTATATTAACTTTACTTTCCATTGACATCAATTTAACAATTTTCTTAATATTATTATTATATTGCTTTTCATTCATCTATATAGTAAAGGATATATAATATGATGCAAAGCATTGATTTGAATCATATAATTCTTCGAATCTTATAATTCATTTACAAATGTATTGATTTTCCCCATATTTTCAACAACTTTTTCAAATGATTCTAAATAATTTTTTTCTATCTCTTCCATGTCGTCTAGTTCTTTCAAATATTTAACAATTAATGTATTGTCTTTTTTTATTGTGTTAACAATTTTTTCATCTTGTTTTATAGACTCTTGTAATATTACCCTTTTACTAATTATTTCTTGTATCATACTTGAGCTAGTGAGTAATATATCTCTTAATACATTACTTGCTGACCCTTCATATCTACTTAATCTCAATGTGCTTTTAACATCTAAACGGTTTCTTAATTCAGGCTTATCTTTCAAAGATAACATAATCTCTTTCTTTAGTTCTTCTGAATTTTCTTTGTATGTTTCTTCAATTGCTTTTAATATATCGTCTATTTCATCGCCATCATCTGTTTCATACAGAAAAGTTGCAAGAGCAACATTAAAATCTTCGTCGTCGTCATTATCTTCTATAAATTTGAATATTGCATTTAAACCATCTACTACCATTTCTAATTTAGCATATTTAAGAAACATCTCATCATTTGAAGCTACTGTTTTAGTCATTTTACTTTTTATTTTGTCAATACTATCTTGAAATTTTAATCCATCTAAATCAGAATTAAGTGCTTTCATAAATTGAGTTTTTGCTAATTTTGTATTCTTTGAATTTCTTCGTTTATATAGTTCTTTCATGAATTCGTCATCAATATCATCATTAATACTATCATACATACTCTGAGTTCCATTAACTTTTACATAAAATTCTTTAACCAATGTAAAAATTTTATCAAATTGCATTTTAAAATTAAACGATGCTTTGGGGTCATTTAAGTCTTGACCTTGAAATGTAAAATTTTGGGCTTTTGAAATTTCTTGTAATCCTAATCGTTCAAATTTCAGTGCTATATCCCATATACTATTCCCATCTAGCGAATAAACGCTTGTATCTAAATATCTACTCATATATATAATATATAACATTTTAATTTATATCTTAATATAATAATATAATGGATTATTTTGTTACCAACGGAGACCTATCAGCTATTTTCAAAAATTGTAAAATAATAAAGTATGCCGACTTAGATAATTATGATGACATCTATATGTTATTACCAAATCGAATTGACTTTTGCTTTATTCTAACTGAATCTGAGACAAATAGTGGTCATTGGACATTATTGATTAGAGATGATAATAATTTCCAGTATTATGATTCATACGGTGTATCCCCTAAAAATATATTAGACTATATACCATCGTTCAAAAATAAACAACTAGGTAATAATTATTCAGAAGACTTAGGTAAAATGATAAAAAGCATAAAACCAACTGACAAATTTACATATAATAAAACCAAATTTCAGAAAGATGCACCTAATATAAATACTTGTGGTCGTTGGTGTATAGCTAGACTCAGTTTATATTTATCTGATGACTTAGATTTAAATGAATTTACCAAACTTATAAAGACAAAAGTAAAACAACTTAAAATGACAAACGATGAATTTATTACATTTTTAGTAACTGTAAATTAATATTTAAATATTTAATAAAATCTCATATTCTATATATGTCTAATAATTATGTGTATTACACAGCATTAATAAATAATGACGGTTCATCAGTACCTGCTTATGAATCTGAAGTTGAGCCGGATTTTGTATTCATGGAAAATAGAAAAGTAGCATTATTACCTAACCCAGAAGAATACATGGTAGCCGTTCAATCGTGTATGATTGATTTAAAAACATTACCAGTTTTTATTCCAACAATTAAATATAATACGAATCCAACTGATACACAAAAAACTGAAACAATTTATGAAATCACTTTAGAATATGACGGTTATATTGCAACAAGTCCCATATACTTTGAACCACAAGATGAAACATTAACATTACCGAATTTTGTAAATGGTGGTAAAGCTAATTATAAAAGTGGTTTCTATAATTTATATAATTACGAATTCTTCTTCACAATGGTAAATACAGCTATACGAACAACTTTTCTTAAATTAATTGATGTTATCAAAATTTATTATGGTGGAACACTGCCAACTGATTTTTCAGATTTATCAACTAATGAAAATTATGAAATCCCTTATTTTATTTTTGATAAAGAAAGTTCTCTCATATTTCTGAATTCTCCTAAATCTACTTTTTCTGATTCAAATTCAAACCATGTCAATATTATGTTAAATCGTGCTTTATACAGACTTTTTAATAGCTTACCTTTTAAATTACAGAATAAAACCTTTAATACATTAGATGAAACTACACAAATCACAACAACTAAAACATTATTTAAATTAAACTTGAGTAATTTCAAACAAGCCAATGAGGTTGAGATATACCCGCACTTAAGCAATGGGTCTTCTGGATTAATTAAAAAAACACATATTTTAATATATCAAGACTATGAAACTCTCAGTACGTGGAGTCCCATTGAAAGTATTGTTATTGTCAGTCCGAATTTTCCGATACAATCACATGCAGTAAGTGCAGATTTAGATTATATTAATGGTTTCCCAACAGTAATTGGTGATGTAAGATACGAATCTGAAATTTTAGAAATATCAACAAACTCACCAGTTCCATCTATAATATACGAACCAAAACAATATAGATTTATGCATATGAAACAAACTGATAGCGGTTTGACAAATATTATATTTAAGGTTTATTATCGTTTTAAAAATGATGGTTCTCTAATTCAAGTTAAAGCAAATTTAGGTGGAAGTCTTAGTTTAAAATTAATGTTTAGAAAAATCAAATAAATTAATTAAAATCTCAATAATATATATATAAATGTCTGAATTATCCACAGTGTTAATTAGTGATAGTCGTTATGCTGATATTACATCGTCTGTAACCATCGGTGTAAAAGACGGACCAGCAAGTGTAATCCATCAAAAGTATCAAACGAACAGCAACTCAACATCCTCAACTTTATTTAATATCAATGTGCCCTCTGAGAATACACTGATAGATAGAAATTTACATGTTGAAGGAACACTAAGTTGTTATTATGAAACAACCGTTGCATCAGATGACAGTATTACATTTAAAATAGTACCATCCGCATTTCCAATGAATCAGGCTTTACAAAGTGCCACAATTACTCTGAATAATGCAAAAACATCAGTGCAAACTCAAGATGTCCTACAAGTGTATCTTAAGCAATTCGACCAAAAATTTTTAAGCAAACATTGTCAAATGACTCCTTCATATGTAGATAAATATTATGGAAAAGTAATGGATGCAGCCACAAATGATGGATCTGGCTCATATATGAGTGGTATCGAATCAAGTGAGAAAGACAGTGATACAGTAGGAAGATTTAATGAAAATTTTACAGTTATCGTATCTGTAAATGATATTGTACTTAATGATGACGAGGGTGAATATACAGTTACTAATGATAGTGCCGTAGCTGTAATCGTAAAAGTTAAATGCAGTGTAATTGTGTCAGAACCACTTCTCGGCTTACCTACAGTAGAGATGAAAGAGAATGAATCTAATTATTTAGGCATCAACAATTTAGAATTATTCCTACAATGGAACGATATGAGAAATTGTTTCTATATTAGTGGTAGTAGTTTATGGAAATCGTATGCAGGGGACTATGAAAATAGATTAGTATTAAATGAATCTGCAAGACTAAATTTAAAATACATGAGTCTTCATGCAAGCCAATACAGTAAATTAAATTCTAGAAATGTATTACCATATGATGAAATGGTATGCTATAAACGACTATTTACTGGTTCTGATGCAACTACTCAAATGGTAACGGATGTAATTTCAATGACTCAAATCCCCGGGTATATTTATATGGTAGTCAGACCACAATATAACAGCATGAAAGCTCAATTTTCCAATCATCTCTGCTTTCCGATTACTGGTTTAAATATCACGTTCAATAACGTTTCTGGTCTTCTTACATCTTACAGTCAGAATGATTTATACATGATGTCTCGTAGAAATGGAAGCCAACAAACTTGGAGTGAGTTTAGAGGGCTTGTAAAAAGTAAAAATGGAGGAGAATATGCTGGTATTGGTTCTATTATTGTAATTAATCCAACCGCAGATTTGGGATTAAGTGATTATTTAAGCAGTGGTTCCCTTGGTCAATTCAGTTTCCAAGCAACTGTAACTTATGCCAACATTTTAGGTCACACATTCGGAGAACCAACAATCGTCGCGCCGGATCAATTTCAAGCAATTGAAATTGCAACAATTGTAACTTATGGCGGACTTTTAATTAATGATAAAGGTGTTTCAAGTAGTATGACTGGAATGCTTACAAAACAAGCAGTTCTTGAATCTAAATCTGGAAATAATCCAACTGTGAATTATGAAGAAATTCAAGAAATGGCCGGTGGTAATTATTCTAAAATGGGAACGACTAGAATGAGTTCTATTTTAGAGAAAATTAAAAATATGGGAAAAGGTAAAGGTAAAGAATTTATGAAAATGAATCCAACCGTGGGAGATATTCAAAATAAATTAAGCAAATATATGTAAAATGATTTATTTATAAATATATATAAGAATTTCCATTAAATTTAATATATATAGTAATATATATATAAAAGATGTTAAAAGGTTATAATGATATGAATACAAATCGACCTAATCCATTTGTTGTTGATAAAAAAATTGTTTTATCTGGAGCTGGTTGGATGGATGATGTCACGAAAGGATATAATAAAACCAAATCTGTAGTTAAAAGTAAAACTGGTCAGAAAATTAAAAAAGCTTTGGTTGAAGATGAGTCTGTGATGAAAGAATTTAACAAAGCTAAAAAGCAATTAGATGATTATACAAGTGGTGTAAGAAAAAGCAAACCGGCTAAAGCAATGTTAGATATATTAGAAAAACAGGGTGTTATTTCAAAAATTGAAGATGAATTTAAAGGAGGTGGTAATGCAAGTGGGAAGATCTCTCGACTCAAGAAGGCAAAGAAGTGGGCCAGTTTCAGTAAAGGAATTGTTGAAGATGGTATGGAATTAGGGCAAAAAGGATTAGACATGTTTAATAAACAAAAAGACCGTAACTCACCGATGGGGCAATTAAAAAGTGCATTTGGAGGTAATTTAAAACGTCCCCCAAGTCCTTGGATTCAACACGTAAAAGCTTTCAGTCAAAAAAATAATATATCCTATAAGCAAGCGTTGAAAGATTCAGGACCATCATATCGTGCTATGAAAGCTAAAAATTAAATAAACTAATTAATAGAATGCTATAAACTATTCAGTTTTCAAAAAGTGGCAAAAATTAGTTTTATAGATTATCATTATAATAGATTGTATGAAAAGTAATTTTTGCCACTTTTTATTTATAGGGTGAATAGGACAAATCAATTAATTAATATTATATAAATATCAATTTATAGTATCAATTATTTTTTGATGTAATTATTAAGGGCAATATCAACAGAAGTCCCCAT